CCTGGGCTTGACCCTACTCTAAAACCGACAAGAATGATGAAGAGTGAAATGTTAAATCACTATAAAAAAACATGTCTTTGAGCCTGGCTGAAATGCCTACTCTAAAACCGACTGAAAAACCATCACTAGTTCCACTGTGAATTAGAAACGAGTCTTTGAGCCTGGGCTTGACCCTACTCTAAAACCGACAAGAATGATGAAGAGTGAAATGTTAAATCACTATAAAAAAACATGTCTTTGAGCCTGGCTGAAATGCCTACTCTAAAACCGACTGAAAAACCATCACTTATTAGGGACTGGTTTTCATTGTCTTATTAAGTATTTGATTTAAATTTTTAAGTCCATAATTTTATTTAATAAATAACATTATTAAGTAGTTTTCTTTCATATGATGAAAGAATAATATCATATCCATCATATAAACAAGAAATATGATGTTTAGAACATTTGTATGCTAGATTAATATTTTCTTTATCATTATCACTAAGAACATATTTTTTAAGTTTATGATTTCGCATACATTGTTTTTTAACCAATCTAGTTTCTTTATTATAAAATCCAATTGCTCTTCCTTTATGAAAAATATATCTACGATATGCTTGAATACTCAAGATAACTTTAATCGATTTTCTAATCTCTTCATCACTCCATTTAGGAATAAATTTCATAACTTCATTTGATATGATTGGAATATTACCAGTCATTTTTGTTTCAGCATATATTAATGCATCTTTAACTTCCTGTCGTTTTTTACCTCTAAGATAAAACATTTTTTCAGTCATTTTTTGATATATATATATTTAATGTCAATTTTATTTTTATATAATACGATATATTATAGAAGATGGCTTGTATTAATAATGCTCATTGTTTGCATAATAGAAGTGGAAAAACTACATTAAAGAATTTTGTGAAATATATAATTAATAGAAATATTAGTTATTCAAATAGAAATACATATAGTTTTTATACTGATAGAGATAGTGATGTTTTTAAAATTACTTTTAAAAATAAAAAAAAAATAAAAGGGGTAGATTGTCCTAATATAAATTTATATGTATATAAAATTTCTCCAGATGGTAGAGAGATAGAAACATCTTATTGTTTATGGATGTGTTTAAAAGATGAATATAAAAATTCTAGAGATGGATTTTATTATTTTAAAAAGAGTGAAATTAAACAAATTAATAAAGGAAAATGTAGTGTAAAAGATCCAAATGGAGAATTAGGTGGAAACTATCTTGCTAAATTAGCAAACAGTATTAATAAAATTTTTAAAGTAGAACATTCAACTTTAGTTGATGATTCTAGTCTTGAATTAGCAAAAGGTAAAATAATAAAATTAAAAACATTAAAATTATTACAATATCAAAAAACTTGGTATGAAAGAGTGATTGGTTTTAAATTAGATAATAAGAGAATTTATGAATTAGCAAAATTAGTCTCTAATATACCATTGTCCTCATTTTTTAATATAGTTCTAGATGAAGATTTAAGAGAAATGACAGAATTATGGAGATTAAATGAAAAAGATATAAATAGTATATTAGAAATTTTAAATAAAGTTAATTTAAATAAAAATAGTACTTTTGGCGAAATTAGTCGTAATATTTTTAATAATTTTAAAGATATTTCAAACGAAGAAAAATATATAATATGGGATAAGTTAATTTCTACTAATTATAAAAGAGTAAAAGTAGAAGGATCTACTCCAGGTAAAGATTTTCTTAGAATTGCTCACTATGGTGCTCCTCAACCTGATCAGGAAGATATCAAAAATTATAAACTTTTGATGGAATGGTGGCCTTATGTATCACAAATGAGTCAATCTAGTAAAACTTATGTATATACAGAAAAACAATCAAGTAAACCCAAGAAAAAAACACAAAAATCCAATAAATATAAAAATGTTTCAGCAACACCTTTCAGTAAATTATCAGCACCAAAATCTATAAAAGTAAAATTACCTCCAATAAAAGAAAAAAAACCAAAAAAAGTATCAATAGAAAGTAGTACCAAAAAACCAATTACTTCAGTAAAATTACCAAAAATCATAAATTTAAGAAGAGTAAAAAGAGTAAAAAGAATATAAAAATGAATTAAGTATTATTATTAATAATAATGGAATTAAGAACTTGCAGTAGTGGAAGAATTACAATGGGTCCTTCAATTGAATGGAAGGATATAAATTATTCAATAAAAGATAAGTTAATTTTAGATAAAATAACAGGGCAAGTATTTAGTGGTGAATTACTAGCAATATTAGGTCCTTCGGGTAGTGGTAAAACATCATTACTAAATATATTAGCAGATAGAGTGACAATAAATAAAACTGCTGAATTAACAGGTAGTATAACAATTTGTGGTAAAGATAGAAAAGAATTACCTTTTAAAAAAATGGTAGCGTATGTTCAACAAGAAGATATTTTATATCCCCAAATGACAGTATTTGAGAGTTTAGTAATGACAAGTAAATTAAGATTAACTTCAGATGTAAATGTTTCAACAAAAAAAGAGATGATTAATAATTTATTAAATAAATTAGGATTAGCAAAAATAAAAGATTCAAAAATAGGTAATGTTTTAAAAAGAGGAATTTCAGGTGGTGAAAAAAAAAGAACTTGTATTGCTAATGAAATATTAACAGAACCTTTGATAATTTTTTTAGATGAACCAACATCTGGGTTAGATAGTTTTCAAGCAAAAAATATTATACAAATTTTAAAAGATTTAGCAGAACAAGGGCATATAGTAATTTGTTCAATTCATCAACCTTCAAGTAGCGTATTTAACTTATTTGATAAAGTAATATTTTTATCAAATGGAAAATGTGTTTATTCTGGTTTTCGTAATGATTGTACTGAATATTTTGAAGATCTAGATTTTAAATGTCCTGAATTTTATAATCCAGCAGATTATATTCTAGATTTAATATCTTTAGATACAACATCAGAAGAAACTTTAAAAGAATCGGAATTAAGAATAGAAAAACTTTTTAATTTAGATAGAATAACAGTAATAGATTTAATACACGATGAAGAATATGAATATACAGGTCCAAATACAGGAAAATTTTTTTCTAATTGGATAGACCAATTTAAATTATTATTTATAAGATCCTTAAATGAAGAACTAAGAGATAAAGTTGGAATGACAATACGTTTTTGTGTAACTATATTTTTTTCAATTATTTTATCTATGATATATAGTAATTTAGATAACGGCCAAAAATCAATACAAGACACACTTGGAGTTTATTTTTTTATTTGTATTAACTCATCTTTTGGTTCAATGTTTCCAACATTAAAAAAGTTTGCTATAGAAAAAGAGATTGTATTAAAAGAACGTGCTTCAAAATCATATCAAGCAAGTTCTTTTTATTTGGCAAAATTTTTATCATCTGTTCCAATAGAATTTGGAATATCAATACTTTATACAAGTATAATTTATTGGGCGATTGGATTAAATCATAGTGGTTCTGCTTATTTTTCATTCTTATTAATTATTTGTTGTCTTTCCCTTTGTTCATCTGGAATGGGTTTATTTTTATCAGCCTCAACACCAGATATTCATACAGCAACTTCTTTAGCATCTCCACTAATGATAGTATTTTTATTATTTGGTGGTTTTTATGCGAATTTAGAAACAATGCCTATTTGGATAGGATGGCTTCAATATTTTTCATTTATTAACTGGGGATTTCAAGGATTAATTATAAATGAATTTTCAGGAAAAACAATGAATTGTAATGATATTCCAGAAAATCAGGCTTGTTTAACAACAGGAAGTGAAGTTTTATCAAGATATTCTTTTGATAGATTTACAGAAGCAGAATGTATTTTAGCAATATTTTTTATTGGAATTAGTTTTCATCTATTAGCATATTTATCGCTAAGAAGAAATAAACCAACTTATCAAAATATTGAAAGTAATTAAATAAAGATACAAATTTATATTTATAAAATGGATACACGGAGTTTATTAGTACCAGCAATAATTTTATTTTTGTATTACATAGGGTCAGTTATATTTTTTATTTATATTGAAGAATGGGGTGTATTAGATTCATTTTATTTTATGTCATCGACAGTATCATTAGTAGGATTAGGTGATATTTATCCAGAGTCAGATGAAGGGAAAATATATACATCGATATTTGCTTTAATAGGAAATAGTGCGACTTTAATATTATTTGGTGTAACAATTTGGAGATTATCTGAGAAGATAATAGATAAATATCCGTTCTTAACACTTTTACCAAAAATAAGTTTAGATCCTTTTGATAAAGAAACTCAAGATATGCCAAGTATAAAATTTTTAATTTGTAAAACTTTTATTAAATTATTTACATTTCTTTTAACAATGATTATAATATTTACTTTATTATTTAAATGGGTAGAAGAATGGAATTTTGTTAATTCGTTTTATTTTTCTGTTTGTACTGTAACAACACTCGGATATGGCGATATAGCACCAATTTCAAATAATGGTAAAATTTTATTTATTTGTTGTTCTTTATTTGGGACATGTACAGTAGGTAAAGTTTTAAGTATGATTATGAATTTAATGTCAGAGTATCATTTAAGAAAATATATAAAAAATATTAGAAGAAATAGAATAGAATTATCATCAAAAGAGTATGTAAATAGTATAATAGAACATGCTCCAAGGGCAATGAATAAACGAAGATTAAGTGAAATATTTAATGATATACCAGAATCAGATAATTATGCCTTAACAATTTGATTATTTTTATAAGTCGTCGTTAAGACGATCATATAAAAATAATGCTCTAAAGTAGATGAAGTTATATAAAGATTTAACAAATATAATTTTAAAATATACATACGGATTTTGTGAAACTTGTGAATCTCAAAAACATTATACAAATTTGTATATAGATGAAATTTGTCATGCTGGAAGTCTTATTTGTTTTCCGTGTGGTTTAGTAACTTGTAGAATCTGTGCGATTGAATTTAATAGACTAATGGATTCAGAATGTGCTGATATTGATGATATGGGAATTGTTTGTGGTAGTTGTTATAGTAATTTAGATCAATGTGATCAATGTTTTGCTTTAACAAGAGAGAATGTAATTTGTTCAACATGTAATTTAAGTTGTTGTATGAGTTGTAAAGAAGATGGAAGTGAAATGTGTTTTGCGTGTGAACAATTATTAGAATTATTTGAAGAAATGGCAAATGATAATTAAACATCGTGTTCCCATTTCATAATAGTTTCACATGATAGACACATAGGTATATCCATATAATCTACACCATATAAACTAGGATATATTATACCAGAATTAGGACAATTAATTTTTTTACCACGCCAAGTTGTACCTGAACATTTTGGTGTAATATATAATTTAATGATTTTAACAATATCAGATGAAATAGGAATCAGTTTTTCATCAAAGTCAATGACATATCTGCGTTGTAATTTTTTTTCCATTTTTTCAACTTGAAATAAATTTTTAATTTGAGAAAACATTTAATTAAATTATTATTAAATATTTATCTTTGTTAATAAATATAAATAATAAGATGTCCAATCAATCTGTATCTATCGAATACACCAATAAAAAAAATGAACTTGGTTTAATGCCAATTCTTGCAATTATATTAGTTATTATTGTTTTAGTAATTTTATTTTTTACAGTTAAACAAGTAAAAAAAGGTATATTAGCTTTATTTACCACATTTGTTGATGGAATTACTTCTCTTACAGGAATTTCTAGACCAACTATTAAACTGATTATTGTTCTTGCATGTATTGCAGCACCAATTCTCTATTATTATTTTGTTTTGAGAAAATCAGTTGAATCGTTTGGTTCTACTCCAGCAGCAATTATTCAATTAAATGCAAGAGATGCACAAGATGGATATGCTGTAGGTGGTATTCAAAAAAAAAAGGGATGTTATGTAAGACCAACACAGAGAGGTACTCCACTTGAAAAATGTCAAGAAAAAAATGGACGTAATCCACCAAATTAAATTTTTTCTTAAAGATATAAAAAAAAATAATAAATTTTTAAAAATGAATTAATAATTTAATGACATATCAATAATTTATTTATGTCATGTTATTTTTAATCTTGACTATTCTCGGTTCTTGTTTTATTAAATCAGTAACAAAAAATAAGAAGATACCGATTCCATTTTCCTTTATACTTCTTATATATGGAGTATTCATAGGAATATTATCTAAATATGTTTTTTTAGAAGAACATAAAAAAGTGATAGAAGCGTGGTCATTCACTGATCCACATTTAATGTTAGCAATTTTTGTCCCACCTTTAATTTATGAGTCAACATTTAATATTGATTATCATATAATAAAAAAATATATGTGGCATATTCTATTTTTAACACTTCCAGGAGTTTTATTTTCCACATGTTTAACAGGTTTAATAATTAAATTATTTGAATTTGATGGATTTAACTGGACAACTAGTTTTTTATTAGGGAGTATTTTATCTGCAACAGATCCAATTGCTGTTGTAAATATTTTACGAAAATTGGGTGTATCTCATAAATTATTAGTTTTAATAGAAGGTGAATCGTTATTAAATGATGGAACAGCTTATTCATTATTTGTTATAATTAAGTCTAGTATAACTCATAATATTACATTTTCTTTAATCGTAAGTGAATTTAGTTTATTAACATTTGTAGGTCTTGCTTTAGGTTTATTATTAGGTTTTGTATTTAATGAAATAACAAAAAGAATTTTTAATGATGAAGATGTTGAATTATCGATTAGTATTGTTTCGTGTTATGCTACTTTTTATATATCAGAAAATTTAATACATAGTTCTGGAATTCTTTCAATTGTTGCTCATGGTTTGTATATTAGTTATACAGGTAGAACAGGATATTCGCCAAATATAAAATATACATTAGAACATTTATGGTCATTTATAAGTTCAATAATTAATAATATTATTTTCGTTTTAGCAGGATTAATTATATTTTTAAATGTATCTTATGAAAATATTTTAGTAATAGATTTTCTATATTTGATTATTTTATATTTTTTTGTAACAGTCATTCGTTTTATCTTAGTTAGTTGTTTATATGGATGTTTCAAGAATATTGGTTATGGATTAAGTAAAGAAGACGCTATTATTTTATCATTCAGTGGACTTCGGGGTGAAATTACATTATTATTATCATTAATCGTAAAATTAGAATTTGAAATAGAAGAGGTTATGAAAGATAAGATTTGTTTTTATTCAGCAGGAATTGTTATATTAACAATTGTAATTAATAGTGCGATTGTAAAGTATTTAGTCACAAAATTCAATAAAGATTCTAATAGAGAAGAATTATTAGATGAACAAATTTTACATGTGAAATTACATCTTGAAGAAGTTGGTGAGAGAACAATTTATACGATGAGAAATAATGAATTTTTTATAAAAGCAGATTGGGAAAAAATTGATTCAAATTTTAAAAGATCAGAACAAAGGGTACAAGATATAGAATTAGATATATTAACTGATGAAAATACTCATAATGAAGTGATATTAGAGAGTCGTAAAATTTTTTTACAATGCTTAAAGAAACAATATTGGTCTTTATATGATCGTCATATGTTATATAAAGACGTAATTGTAAAATTACTTGATATGGTAGATGATGTATTGGATACAAAAGAATTAGATTGGTCTGATTCAATAAAACTGTATTGTTCAACAAAAAATAATGTATGGATGCCATTTATTGGACAATGTTATGGAAAGTGTACAAAAGTTTATACGGTTAAACATCATTATAATATCGTTTCAGGATATATAATTGGACAAAGAGAAACTTTAACAAAATTAAGTGAGATAATTGATAATGATGAACTTTTTGAAAAATTAGAAGAAATGTCTCGTAAATCAGAAGAGATGGGTTTGAAATTTATGAAACATTTAGAAGAAACATATCCCGCTTTAGTATCAGATATTGAAACGAACCAGGTTAGTCATCTTATTTTAAAGAATCAGGAAGATTATTTAAAACAATTATCCAATGATGGTGAAATAACAGAAAAATTATATGAAAAGTTTTTAGAAAAAATACATAGAAAAGAATATGAAATTCATCTTTAATTGAAACGGATAAATTGTTGTCTTTGTTGAAATTTTGCTTCAATCTCTTGTTCTTTTTGATGTTGTCTTAATTTACGTAATTTCTCTTTTCGTTGTTTTTCTCTTTCTCTTTTTTCTAAAAGAATTCTATCTTGGTCAGATAATTCATAAGAGATATTTCCTCGTTGTTGGCGTAATTGATCAACACTTTTATAATCACCTTGTCTTACATTTGGTGTATTAGCAGAAATTTGTTCCGCTTCGCTATGGGCTCTCATATAGTCAGTATATGCAATCTTTTTCTTTTTATCATTTATATTGAAACCACTAGTAAAATCACCAGTTTTTTCTTTACCGATCGTATCAAATGAATCAGTTGGGATCATAGATTGTGGTTCTTCATAAATTATCATTGTTTGTTTATCGAAACGTTTTAATTGTGAATTTTTTACCTGATTTATATCTTCAGATCTAACTTGTCCATTTTGTTCCATATATGTACCATATCCATGATCATCAGCATCCTCTACTCTATAATTATCATATAATCTATTGAAATTATTAATATTAAAATCTTTAGCACTAACGATCGGATTTTCTCTTTCTTGTTTAGTTTCTTCAAAATGTGTTTGATTTTGTTGTACTCGTTCTTTCTTATAAGTTTTCAATGTTCTACTTTGTTTCTGTTCTAATTCTGCTTCTTTTTTTAATTCGTTAAATATATATGAATATGCGCCTTTTATTAGTTGAAAAGTTCTCGCATTTCCCCCTCTATCTGGATGGTGTTTCAATACTAATTTTTTGAATGCCTCCCTAATTTCAGGTAATTCGGCTTCATAATCAACACCTAATACTTCATATGGATCTAATTCAACTTGAGAATCATTCATTTTTATAAATATATATACATAACATAAGAAATTATATTTATATAAGTTCTGTATATTAAATATTATTTCTATATAAATTTAAAATTGAAAGTTACATAGGAATATCATAATATTAACAATGGATTTAAATATATTCGATGGTATCGATTTCGATAAAGCAGAGGATCTTTTTGATAGTTTTTTAAATAGTTGTGATGTAATAAAACATAAATATGTAGAACCAAGTGATTTAGTCATTTCAACAATAACAGTTACTGGGGGAATTGGTTCTCTTGTTAACGATGAAATTATTTATAATTGTCTAAGAATTAATGATGACATTATTTATTTAGAAAAGGGTTCTCGTATAAGAGGTGACAAGCCTATAAAAAAAAAGAAGCGAGTAAAAAATGATAACAAAGATCCTAGATTTCAGAAAGTAGATAAAAGGAAACGAGGTAAAGGTAAGAGTTTTTCTAATCAAGTCAGTATTGGCGTTAAAGGAATTCTTGAAAAACATAAAAAACCGATTAACGTTAAATTATTTAAAAATGGTCGTATTCATATGGCTGGTGCTAGAAGTTTGGAAGAAGCCCAAGCAATTTATAAAATTATAGTAAAAAATATCGGAAAGATTCCAACTAAGCATATGATTGAAGGAACTGACCGTGAAGTTGATATTTTTCCAATTGAAAATATGAATATTTCTACTGAATCTAATTTAAAAATTAATATGATTAATTCTACGTTTCAAACCAATTTCAAAATAGAACAGCTTAAATTATATAACCTTTTAAAAAGTAAATATGAAATTACAAATGTATTTGCGACATATAACAATTGCATGTCGAGTCCAGTAAGAGTTTACCTGAAATGTTTCGCGACATATTGCTCGAAAAAAAAACGTTATAAGCAGCCATCCTTGTTTATTTACAGATCAGGATCTGTAAACGTGGTTGTACCTGCTATGGATTTACTCTCTAAAGCATATGAATTTATCAACACCTTTTTCAAAGAAAATTATGATGAAATCGTACAGAAGGATATTAATTTAGAAAGTTCAAAA